CCCTCTGGCATATCAATAATAACTGTTGGAACGCTTAGAGTTGGGAAACCCAAAGAGTTAGGAACTGCTGCATCTAAAGTAATCTTAAAGACAGAAGATGATGTACCGTTAGGCGCATAGCCAGATACATAGATGGCCTGTGGTCCTTCTGCGATAGATGACCAGACCCAGTTAGCGTTAGGGTGTGTATACAAAGCAGTAGGCAAGGCAGCAGAACCAGTAGCGTTAGCGTTAAGCTCATACAATACGTTGCCAATAGCAAGGATTAAGCGTTGCTTAACAAAGCGGATTGTTGCTCTAGTAACTCCTGGAGTATTGTAGATCTCAGAGTCTGCTGGGCTTGCACCTACTGAACCCTTATGGACCTTGGTTCCATTGATAAAGTAATAGTTAGAGCCATCAGTTGTAAGGCTATAGATAGTTGAAGCTGTACCAGCCTGTGTAATAGTTGTTACTGTGCCACCAGTTGTAATCTTCTTGAGAGCAGTGCCATCTGTAACGTAGATGCAGTCATTGGTTCCATCGTTAACACCGATTAACTGGGCAGGTGCAGCACCTGAATAGAATGAAGCAGTATCGTTAAGAAGAGTAGCTTGTCCTCTAGTCCAAACATCTACACCCTTTGACTCTGTGTACTGGAATCTAAGTGACTCCTCTTGCACAGGCTCAAAGAACTTAATACCAGCGCCAAGGTGGAAAGATGACTGAGATCGTACCCACCAACCAGTAAGAGTCTGCTCACCTGGCTCACGGCTCTGGTCAATCTGTTGCTTTCGGTACTGAGCTGTGACACGACGATATGGTGAATCATCACTGTTCAGCAGGAAGAACGGCAAGCCTGCGATTGCTATATCGTATGCTTCACCAGTTGCTGAGTAGTTTGTAGCTCCCGCAGGATTAGAAAGGGTATAGACCAGACCCTCGGTGATGTCGTCGCCGTATGGCACTTAGTTCCCCTTACTTAGATAGTGCTGCGATTTCCTCTGCTGTCAAACCAAGTGCTGCTAGTTTTGCTTCTGCGCTAGCCTTTGCTTCAGCAACTGCCTGAGCTTCTGCTTCTGCCTCGTGTGCACGAGCTGCTTGTTCTGCTGCTGCTGCTTCATTTGCTGCGATTTCTTCGGCTGTCAAAGGACGTTCAGTGACCTCGCCTGTAGTGCAGTTTATTTCGATTGCTGTTGTCATTGTTGCTCCTTATGAGTTTTTGATTCCGTATAAATAAAAAGATGAACCTATTGCAAAACCTGGGCTACCAACTTGTAAATTAATTGAAGTAATTGCTGAAGTTGATCTAAATAAACTTGCAGTTGCTTGCAAATAATTTTCATCAGGTGCGGCTGGAATACTCATTCCTGATGAAAAAAATGATATAGGTTTGTTTTGAACAGCGGTATAAGATGGAATATAAAGTTCAGCAGGAGTAAAGGTATTGGCTGTTGTTACATTGCCATTAATGTAATAAGAACTTGCTCCCACACTAATGTTTGAGTCGCGAAAAGAACTAACGGTTGCTGATCTATATGAATAAAGACAAGTATTGCTATAAAGCCCACCAGTTGTAACCCCGTTAAAAGAAATGTATGGCTGAGGCCAAGTTGCAACACCACCGCTGGCTTGTCTAACAGAATACTGCAATACTAAATCTGTATAAGTGCTAGGTATTGCAGAAAAAGTAACATCTGTAGCAGCACTGCTAAGGGTATTTGAAGAGATAAGTGTGTAGGTACTAGGCATTTTTTATCCCATACAAAGTCGCGGTTGAGCCAATAGAAAAGTTAGCGGCGCAGGAAAGGGTTAGGCTAGTAATTGCTGATGAATTAAGCCATAAACCAACATTTCTAGCCACATAACCTGAACCATTTTTATCACCGCTTGCAGAAGATAATCCAATTTTGTAATTAGAATTTATATAAGAAAAAATATCTGTTTGCATTGTAATTGGAATAGATGTATCTGTATAAACACCTATATAACTAATGCGCCAATTAGTACTATTAAATTGTCCAGAACTAGCCGCACTTCCTTGACCTGATAAATGAGTCTGATAATAACTACTACTACTATCACCATTGTAACGCAAGGCTATGTCTTGCCCGACACTTGCCGCAGTACAAGTAAAACTTAATCTTAAATCTGTGTAAGTGGCGGGTATGCTAGAAAAAGTAATAGACGAAGCGGCACTACTTAAAGTTTGCGTAGCAATTGGTTCGTATGTTGTTGGCATTTTTATCCCTTAATTCCGTAAAGTGAAAAAACTGTGCCGTCAGCAATAGCAGTAGTTGCGGCTAATATCGTAATTGAACTTATTGCAGCCGTTGATAGCCAAAGTCCTGAAAACGGTGAAACCTTGTGAGGATTGTAAGTTGCTCCTTCTGATCCTGTAATTCCTTTTACTGTTTTATATTTAGAAGTTGAAGCGTAGTCAATAAAATCCATTATATTTGCACCATAAAAGCCTGAAAAAACTACATCTGATGAAATAGTGCCAGCAGTTCCGCAAGGTATTGAAGTTTGTGAACTTACGGCACTTCCGTAAACGCTTGACCCGTCACCCGTAGCGTCAAAACAAGCATAATTGCTTCCAGTATCCCCATTAAACCGAAGTTTTACTGAAGAAGCATTACCTGCATTTACATCTTTTGAAATACCCCGAATTTGCAAAGTTTTGTAAGTTGCAGGAATTGAACTAAATGTTAGAGATGCTGGAGAACCCGAAGCAGTCAAAGTAGCAATAGATTCAAATGAACCTGTTGATACTAGTTTAGAAGAAGCTATAACACCGAGAATTGGCATTAGGAAATATCTCCTGTCACCAACCAAGTATCTGTTGCAATCTTGATACAGGTAGCAACAGAGTTTACTGCTCTTAGTTTAGGTGCAGTTGAAGTTGCGCCAGTTGAAATGATTGTTGTAGTGCCAGGTGTTACTGCGCTAATTGTTGGTTGCCCTGCACCAGTAATCCACGCTACGTTTATCTGAGCACCAATGGCGTAGGCAACAGATGCGTTAGTTGGGATAGATAATGTCTGAGCTGAGGCATTGTTTGAAGTTACCAACTTGCCATTGTCTGCAAGGACAAAGGTATAGGTTGTTGCTGTATTAGCATTGATGCTGAGGTTAATAATAGGAGCAGTTAAAGTTTTGTTAGTAAGAGTCTGTGTACCAGTAAGGGTTACATCACCAGTTGCTGCAGCAGACCAAGTTAGACCCAGTGTCTGTGCTGAGTCAGCTGTAAGCACCTGACCATTGGTTCCAACAGGTAGGTTATCTACTACTCCAGATGATGCACCAACGAGTATGTCTGCCTTGGCAGTTACTACTGTTTCAGGAACAGCAGCATCTGCTGTTGCCACACCTGTTGTGTAAAAGGTCAAGTCATCACTAGTTAATACGTGCTTGACTGTTGCGCCACCACTGTGTGATATGTTAGATGATCCTGCGCGTCCTCTAACAATAGTTAATGTGTCACCATTGACTGCAGTAACAAAAACAATTTCTTCGTTCTGTGTGTCAACATCAAGAGCTACTGTGAACTGGTCTACGTTACCTACTGCAAGGGTTACACCACCCATAAGGGCAGAACCTGCACCAGTAGCCACAGTCATAGATGTAGCAGTACTAGATATACCAGTTGCAAGCGTTGTCTCAACGCTAATGGATGAATACTTACGGGTCATTTTCTTTCCTTAACGGGTATAGTGGTTGAGGTATTCGATTGCTGAACAAAGTACATTGATGTCATCTTTCAGTAGTCCTAGTCCTGTATTGCATTTGTGGCACAAGATGCCACGCTTCTGTCCTGTTGCGTGATCGTGGTCTGCGTGAAATGCCATAGAACCAGAATCAGATGTTTTGCAAATTGCACATTTATAATCTTGTTCTTTTAATTTATTATCGTAATCTTCTTGAGTAAAGCCTGATGTCTTAAAACGATTCCATCGTCTTAATCTTTCATTGTTCTTTTGTCTTGATTCCTCTGATGGTTTGTATTTACTTCTACAAACCTTGCACTGGGTATGGTGTCCATCTGGCCTAGACTTATTCTTAGAAAAGTCCTTAAGATATTTGTATTCTTTACAAGAAGAACACCGCTTGTTCGGAGGTCTTTTATTTGCCATTATTTTAGGTAGTGGATTCGGATTGGGTACTTGTCTGCCAGTTTCAATGCTTCTTCATTCAGACGCTGTTGATACAGGGCAAAGATGTAACGAGATGCTGCAACTCCAGCAGATGATGGAATCTTGGAATCGTTTAGATCGGCCTCAGCACTAGAGAGATTGATTCGTCCAGCGTCAATATAAGACAGTAACTTGTAGGCTGCTCCAAGGACGACAACATCCTTACAAGAATCTGGTAGACCAGTAACGTCAGCAAAATCATCTGTGTTGGCATCAAGTGTGTTCGGCGTGGCTGTATACCAAACCTGAATAGTACGACCAGGTTGTACGTTCTCAT